CTACATGATCTCCCAGCAGCTATCAGGCTCGGGTGGTCGCATGACGACGGTATCTACGATCACGAGGCCGAGCGTATCCGCCAATCTCCTGTACGTCCGCATGGTCATACCCATCTTGCCGAGCAGGATCGAGTTGAGATTTTTCTGCGCAATCCCCGTGTCCCGCGACAGCTGTGCCTCACTTTTTTTCTGGCGACTCATAGCCGCCTTGATCGCCTCAAGCGGATCCATCCAGCATTTGACCGTTTTTTTCTTTGTTTTTTTCATCTCCGAAGACCTCCTATCGTCTTCAGGGCCAGACCAATCGCTACATATATGTCATCATATCCGAGCATTCGCACGCGATGCCTCAATGCCTTACGCGACGTAATCGGCGCTGCCGCTAATATCTCACCAGCGGTCTCGGCTGACATCGGAGCCAGCGGCACACGCTCATACTCAGCTCTCATGATGGCTACATAGCTCCTAGCGACGAGATCGCACATAGTGGATGGTATCCCAGCCATGACGCGTGTCACGTGCGGAACGCCCTGTTCCGGCTCATCATCTGGCCCAGATAGGTCTCCTGGTGGAGGGTCACCATCTGGTACGACGCTCGCCGTGAGGTGCAATTCGCCGGACGCCCTAAGGTTCCATGTGATATAGAGCGAGTATTTTTTACCGTCCGTCATTGATTTTTCTCGAAAATCCGATATTCTCATCCAGCCACCAAGTGTGGCACACTGTCCGGCCGGGTGCCCTTCGAAGGGCACCCGGCCGGTTTTATTTTTATCGTCGCGTCAAAATCGCATCGTAATAGTTGGCGATCCATACATCTACATCTATACGGCTATCTTCGAGCTCTACCTCGTCCCACCCACACACCGACAGCAGATCGTAATTTTTCCCGGGATTCAGCTCGATGCGGTCTATTACGTTGCCATTAGACACCATCAGGTAGCTCTTGATCGTCCCTGCGGTGTCGGCCGCGTCGTAGTCTGCTGCAGCATCACTCGTCATCGCCGAAAACTCGTCCTGTACCCACACGCGCACGTCCTTGCACGCTCTGCGAGTCTCTATCATCTTTCTCAACAGCGCCTCTCTCGCCGGATTATGCATGTTGACGTACGCCATGCTCCTGTTGTGGTGCGGCTCCGTCGTGCTATAGTAGCCCTCGCCCTCAGCCCAGCCCTCTCCCCGACGACACTCATAGTTCATCGACCCCTGCCTATCGCCCATCGCACACCATCCTATCTGTTAGCACACTGTTTTTCTTGCGGGGCCACATGCCCCACTGTCTACATCATATATTACGGCATATTTGCCGTCGTGTCAACAGTATTTCTGCCTTTTTTCAAATATTTCTAGATGGTATAACCCATTGAAAACACAAGACTTGCGTTCATGCTGCAGGTTTTGCGATGAAAATTCTTTGGATTTCTGCCGCCAGGAGTAGCGAAGTGGACTATTGGGCGCATACCCACCGCCAATCACGCGATAATCTCGCGCGCGAGATTATCGCGTGATTGTGTGACATATATATGCAGATATTGGATCATGCTTTCGCTGCCTTGTCCACCCGGCTATGTCCGCGCATTAACTCATTTCGCACGACCACCGCCTGCCGCTTGATCGACTGCATCGCCTTGCGCGCCCGGATGCGAGCCTGCCGATTGCCATTGCATGCCTTGCATATGTCAGCCGCTGCCGACTCAACCAAACCTCTCAGTATGTCGTAGTCATTCATTGCAATCTCCTCTGTATCACATTATTGATACCGTCATGTTGTCTGTTATTTTCGTGAGCACATCAATCGATCACATCTTATCCAGATTCAAGCTGGCTCCTACGAACGTCGAACTGACTGTGGCATTTAGCATACTGGTCCCAGTGTACCCTGTCTGGCCTAGCGTTGTTCCAACTATCCCACTGTTAATAACTGATTCGTCACCACTCGCAAAAGTTCCATAATACTCAAAAAGTGGAATCTTGAATATTTCGCGGTGCATGAGCAAGTCCCCCCGGTTTTTGATAATGGCTAAAACTTCACCGCTGTAAAAATCACCAAATACGAACGGTGAATGGTTTCCTCTAAATTCGATAGTTATATCAGATACTATCGGAAAGTAATTATAATTATATCCATCATAATAGCCGTATTTCTTGATGACAAATTGAGATCTAGAATCCATATAGATCTCGTTTATGCTGACTGAGATTCCTTTGTCTGTCTTTGAAGATGGCGCAATGTCTTGGAGGAAGACTGCCCCTGGACCAGCAGACATATTTCTTCCGTACGAAAATCCGACTTGAGGAGTCATCGAGTAATCATTAGTCCACTGCATTGAGTCTACGATGGAGGCAATAGATGGGATCGTCTCTGTATTCGAATACTTATACTTCCACCTATATGACGTAGTGTTGTATGTACCGGTCGGAATACCCACTCTGAACCAATATTTCCGAAGTATTTCGTATATTAAATTTGCATCAGACGATCTCATTAATTCGCCTTGCTTAAGCGTCTTAATGTAGGCACCACCCGTATGCTGCAAATCCATTCCTTCTGTCATCAGATAAATTATGTTGTATGTATGCACCTCTAGTGGCGGAGGCGTGATAAGTACCGAATTTAAGTAATATCCACTTAGGTATTCATATTTTATCCAGTGGCCAGAATACACCGGAAGATTGGTGCCCTGAAGTGATTGTGAAAATTCTTGCTCCAACTCAATGGTGACTCTGTATGGTGAAATTAATTCGACATCAACCACCTTTCCTCTCGCCTTCCATGGATATGATGTCCCAATAAACACATTATCGCCCAACAAAAACATATTTCCAACATTTGATGTTTCGGAAGTAAACTGCTTTGTTGTTGATGATACATCAACCCAATTAACATTTGGACCTGAAGCTACCTGAGCAGAGTTTGAGTAATAGATGAATTCACAATTGTCCTTATCTACATATTTCACGTCAGCGAAGTATTGAGCACTACTAATTGCACTCCTCAGCGTCATATTATACATATCTACCACAGTTTTTTGGCCCAGTGGCATCGCATTCGTCCAGGTTGGGTGTTGCCCTGAAGGCGCAGGCTTTGCTAGTCCTCTCTCCTGGAATGACTGAAACAATTCAAGCCACTGTTCATTACGAACAGTATCTCCAGGCTTAATTGGCCAATAATTCCAACCCATAATTACATCCAGTATGCTAGCTGGAAATACCATGCCCAGCCGTACGTTAACGTTGTCCTGTACAGCACAATCGACGAATTCTCATACAATATAGGGTTTCCAGTATATCCTATTGGCAAATTGATAATCGAAAATGAAACTGCGCTCTGTTCAAGATTCCCGTCGTATCCAACAAGATAAGCTGTTCCAGTGTTACCAGAGACCGACGCGACGACAGCAGACCGAACAGACCAGATACGATTGTCAGGCGCAGGTGTCGCTCCAGCGCTTCCTGGAAATGCCGCCTTTTTCCCATCAGCAGTTATCGACGCAACGCAAAAATCACCAGATTTGATAGTGATTCCGCTAACTGCGGTAAGCTGAACAACTGCCGAATCAAGTGTGCCATCCGACTTAACTGCCTTGACAGACACCGTTCCGCCAGATGGGTCTGCGGTTGCTTTATAGAGCTTGGAATCTCCGCCGAATGGCACCGCTATCGCTTTCCCATCCGCCGAAAACTTGATCGTGCAAAGATCGTCTTTTTTGAGTGTAAATATATCGTCACACCAGATCGACGAACCGATACCATGCTTCTTGCTATCCGCTTGTTGCAGCTCGACCTTGCCGTTGTCGGCGTCGGCTTTTGCGACATAAAGAATATCTAGGCTGGCCGCCCTTGCTGTGTTGGCCGACGGAATCTTGTTGACTATGCGGATATCACTTGAGTTGATCGTTCTCATTGTGGCACCATCGACGGAGTGAAAATCGCATTAAAATCAATGGGTAATCGCGTTGACACCTCGAAACGATTACTTGGGGGATTATTGTAGCTTCCAGCATTCGTATCGTAGTCATTGAGCGGGCCCCAATTAACCGGATACGGTATTTGGCCCGTCGCTGGGTCGCGATACGATACGATCTCCGTCCATTTGCGAGGTGCGTATCGAATTGAAAAATGAAACCGTATATAATTCGCAATGTCGCCGAATCCGTCGTTTGATATTTCGATCGCATCACAAGCAACACTACCAACGGGCCTCCCTAAGAATGTCGCACTGTTGCACCTGTTGACATACGTATCTCTTATCACATTTGGATCGACCGCATTCGAGGGCATTGAGATCAGTGGAAACTGCCCCCACCTGGGTCCGCCCATCTCTGGCGGTGCACCATTGGGACGAATGAGTTCGATCAGGAAAGTCCCAACAGAAAAGCTTCCTTGGTATACGCCCATCTGCTTAATATGGTCATTTTCCGTCCAGACTTGGCCGGATGCTCGATCCTGAGTTGTGTCCAGTAGCGTCTTCGCGAGTCCAACATTGCTCACAACGACAGGGTCTCCGTAGATATTCATATCAGTCTGCAGGCACTCAATCGTCGACGATCCGATGATGTTGATATTGGTTGGATTGATGTAGCGAACGTCGACCTTCGCCGTGCTGACTGACATATCTGAGACCGTGAACCCGACTGCGTACATGATCGCGCCGAAATTGATGTCTCCAATCTGTACGGGGTACACGCTCCACGGCACCGCCACCTGTTCGTGCACGGCAACGATCGCCTCTGCGGCTGACCGTGACTCGATCCCCTCGACGTGAAATCTTCGCACGACTTCAAGCATTCGGTTGCCGTTGGTCGCGCAACCAACGTCTTGCTCGAACGAAACTACTGCATTTGATCGTGGCATTTAGTTACGCCTATCCCTTCCGTCAACCACTGGTGCCGGCGATGTGTTTTTCTCCATGCGCCGATTGTGCGACCTCATCTCATCAGCAGTTAGAACACTCAACTGTGGCTTGTTCTCGGCGTCCAGGTATGCGCCTCTTATGCCTCCAGAGCCGTGATAATCAGACATGACGCCCGTCCCCCAGCTCTCAAATTGACTCAATTGTAGGCGAGTTTTTCGAAGCAGCTCCTGCTTCTTGGCTTCTGCCTTCTCCATGGCTTCCGTTGATTTTATTGCAGCCTCAGCCTGCTTCGCGTAAGCCCTCTCACTCTCGCTTGTTGTGTTCTGTATTATTCGTGCCGTCTCTTTTTTTTCGCGCCGATATCTTTGTTCGATCCGCTCCAGCTCGATGGCATAATCATTGCTACCATACAGATCATTCCTTGCTGTCAATCCTGCGATTTTTAGGCCAGATTGGAGATCGGCAATTTTGCTTGTTTGTGCGAACGATGCCGCACGGCCAGCTGTTGAAAACTGCGATACGCCACCAAGTAGATTGTTCCACGCAGACCTGAACTGGCCAGACATGACATTGCCCGATACTCCAGCGAACGTATTTTTCGCGATATCGACAACCTGTGCGCCGAACGGATTATCCCCCTGAAGCTGCCTATTTCTCGCAAGATCGAACATTGACATAAGACTCGAATATGCCACATCGCGATTGCGTTCGCGCCGAACTGCGTGCACTTGATTCATTCGCAGCTGCTGTCTTGCCGCCTCCTGCTCATCCAGCTGCTTATTCATCGCGGCTTCTTGCTTCTCGATAAATCGAGAATTGCTCCGTTTTCTTGCAGCTTCTTCTTCGTCATAGCTTGCAATGGCGCTACTATTAGTCAGATATGCGTCATTCCCAATAAATAAAGACTTAAAATCTCCCCATCGTCCCCCGTGATCCCTCGCATACGCTCCCATGTCGATGGCGTTCGCATTCATCGCTTCGAGCTGACCTTGCATACTTCGTCTTAGTTGGGATTTTGCGTTTTTCGCCTCGATCCGCTCTGCTTTATCTTGCCCAAAAATAGAAGTCTGATGCTGCAACCATGATGGTGATGTTGCGACTGCACCCTCGGTGCGATATCCCGCAATCGTCACAGCTGATTTTTCTTTGAGCGTTATTACGCTCTCCATGATTGATTTCACTTGTTGCGTGTGCGTGACCATCTGACGCATCTGTGCATTGATGCCCTCGACGGTCGCCGATGTTCGCGTGAATAAATCAGCGAGCGGGCGAGCTGCAATGACTGCAGCACCAACACCTAGCGACATCTTGCCGATCGTGCTTGCAAGAGTTGCGGACGTCTTGGACGCCTGGCCGATGACAGAGCCGAACGAGCTCATGGCCGATCGCGCACCACTCATGACCGATCCGCCGCGGCCGGACATGGCATCGTTGATTTTCTTGGCCGATTGCTTGGCTTTGTCTTCGGCCCTCTTAAGCCCATCAGCCAACGCCTTGTCGTCGACCTGAATCCTAACTACGGGTTCATAGAGCGTGTCTTCTGCCATTTTTCAAACCTTTCGCGAGCTGATCGTGTGATCGCTGGCCCAATCCGCGGACGTTCTCGCCGACACGTCAATGCGAAAAACTGCATTGCAGTCAACGATCCTGGGTCAACACCATACTCCGCGCGAACGAAGCCGACGTACCAGTCCCAATCCATCTCTTGATCCGCAAGCTCGTCTATGGTGCGACGGACAAAGGGCCTGGAGATACCTCCGCCTTGGTGGGGTCTTGCCCCCACAACTCCGATGCGATTTCGATCAACTCGTCCGCGTCAAACACGGCCAAATCGGCTTGCGGAGCTGCTTTTTGACAAACCTCCAACGCGCGGTTGAATCGCATGAGAGACAAGCGGGCGATTATGAATGATCCGGCGATTCGTAGTGTTTCCCAGAACTCGTTTCTCACATCCTGCGGGTTCGCACCGGCCTTAATCATGTTGGTTGACAGTGCATCAGCATCTTGCTGTGCCCACAAAGCGATCAGCTTGGAGATTTCTCCCAACGTCGGGACCTTAAACTCGATGCCCTTGCGCACGATCGGTGCTGCGGTCGAACTCAAAAATGACATTAATTCCTCAACTGACGGTCATCAGACCTCTATTGATCCACTCGGCCGACATACGCATTCGGCCGCAATCTCTGCCTATCGTTACGCCCGTCACGATGCACGGGCCGGCGATCGTCTTTTTACCGAGGCCCGTCTGCACGGTTCCCCACATGCCGCTCGGGTTAACGGCGATCGACGAGCTGATGCTTGCATTGGTGTGTCCGGTCATCTCGACCTCGACCAGCCCATCTTTCATGCTCAGCTGCATCTGGTCGATCTTGGCGATCGTCTCGATGTCGATGCCATCGACAACGCTCCACCGGGCCGACCAGCGTTGATTGACGAGCAAGCTGTCGTCGATCGGGTACGTGACGTCGGCCATGAATCCAGAGTAGCGCCACGAGCCGCTAATCGAGTTTGGCGTATGGGCGACCACCGATGGCACATACGGGCTCGCGTTGTGCAGGTACCAGTTCACCGTCTCTTGCCGGATCGTCAGCTCGTACTCGATTCCATAGATCACCGGCATCTGCGTCGACGGTGCGAGCGGCTGAAACACCACCACGTAGGGCGTCGGCGCGAACATCAGCGGGTCATTAACGAGTCCGCTCAGCGAGCCGCTCCACCAGATCGGCCCCGGCGCCGCGTGCGTGTAACGCAGCCATGGGTCTGTGTAGCGTAGCTCGCTCTCGTAATGCTGCACCGCCGTCGCCTCGGTCGCGTACAACCCAAGCGCATCAATCACCGCATATTGCGAGTGTGATATGAACGGTGCAGCCATTCCATTAAGCCCATGCCCATTTCATTTCGCCCGTGCTGTGCCAATCGATATTCACGCCGCATTTACCAGCGTCGCGAACAAAGCCAATTCGCGAATAAGCGATCGGACCCGACAGCGTCTTGCCGGTAATGAACGCGAACGTTGCATCTCCGCCCATGTTGGTCAGATTGAACAGGTCCGTCGAGTCGGTCACGATGTCGGTACTGTTGCGACCTTCGATTGTTAAATCTACCACGCCATCCTGTAGGTTGACCTGATAGCTTTGGATCGTCGCGTCGAACTGCACGTAGTGTGCATCGGTCAAAAAAAACTTCGCGTTGAACCGTTGCGACCGCCAATTGGTTTCGTCGAACGGCTTGCCCTCATTGATGCCGAATCCGATCACTCGAAACGTGCTCGTGATCTTGGTCCCGATGGCTGCATTGACAGCGGGTCCGGTCGACGTCGGCGGGATGACATAATTTCGCAGCGCTTGCTCGATCGTCAGCTCGATCGAATGTGCGAAGATATTGGGTGCGGCAGACTGTGGATCATCCGACGCCGGTGATAGCGTCACGAGATTATTCCACGGACCCATGTCGAGCTTTCCGCCTGGATTCAGTGCGCAGCTGCAAGAGCCGGTGTACGACGCAGTGCCCTGGTACGACCGCGTGAACCGAGAATCCAACGCATTGTGATCTTGCGTTGCGACGGCCTCGCTGACGTTGATGTCCCACGCCTTGAGATTGACGTGAGGCAATGCTACTGAGCCCGAATGACTAACGAAAATCGTTGACATAATTACCTCGCTGTCTGTAACGAGCGAAACCGCTCGATGATTTCATTCCTTTTGTTTTCGACTGCTACCGACAACCACGGCCGATCGTGCGTCTCGTGGTAGGCCATGTACTTGACGTTCGTTCCTACTCGCACGACGCCCTCACTCATCTGCGACCGATCAATCTGCACCGACTTTCGGCCGCGGCCAGACTGCGCTGCGGGTGGGGCTCCAACCGCACTCGACCGATACCGCATTCGCTTGCTCCCGACGCGACGCTTTCCTTTTCGCGTGTAACCGGCCGTTTTTCCTGCGATTTCACGTGATCGCATCTTGGCAACGGTCGCCTGTTTCTTACTTCCGATGCCCCAGTGAATCCCGCGCCCTTCTTGCGACAATAGCTTGTCAGCTTCATCGCGTACCAATATCGCTGACTCATCGAGCGCCTTTTGCAGCTCTTGTCGATATTTTTCAATCAAGTCATCGGCAGCCATCACGTCACCCGCACGTTCCACTTTTGCGTTAATCGCCAACGGTTCCCTTCGTCGCCTTTCGTCAGTTCTGCAACGCCAACTCGCGTGTTGAGGAACGTCACGTGTTTGTCTCCACGTCGAAATCCTGGGTTAATCAGCTCGAACGCGAGCGATGCCATCGCAACCACAGTTGATTGATCCATGCTGTAGGGGCATGAACATTCGACCGTCATGATTGGGTCGAGGATGATGTATTGGTTGTCCGGAAATCGGCGTGCCCTGTCCTCACCGATCGGCACGAACACGCGAATCATCGGGCCGCCATACTTGTGGCCGGGGCTGATGTAGTTGACGACGTTGTCGACGCAAAACTCGGTAATGCGAACGTCGCCACGGAGTGTCTCTAGCACGCCGTTGACGGCCATATCAAGATCATCAACCACCGTGTTCATACGACCAGAATCCTCCGATACCGATCCAGCTGGCTAAAGATGTCATCGCGAATATCTGCACGTACTGCATGGAGTGAGGCCGTCGATAGGCTCTCATCACGCGATCGCGTGTCGTAGACGCCCTTGACGTACTGCCTACACAGTGCCTTGATGTTGTGCGGAACAGGTCCGCCGCCAGCCGTATAGATCACGCGGATGTTCTTTTCATTCGAGCCCAATCGACGACGAAACCCCCACGCGAAACCGAAACCGAACCAAAATGGCATGTCCCAGCGAATGCTGAGAATGCCCTTGTCCTTATCGATGATGAGCGTGTTGAGGTTGACTGGCGAACCACTCACTTCGAGCAGCTCAATATCGACAATCGGGCAATGACGCAGCGTGAGCGAACGATTGTTGCTGCCCGCATACCACTCGTCGTGCTTGGTCGGTTCGCCAAAGCCATACCCTAGCCGATCAACGATATCGGCGCTGCAATCGTTGATGAGATGGACCAAGATCGAGTCACTCTCGACTCCGTGCACACCCTGATAGAGCTTTTGCTCTTCAAGGCTCACCAGTGCGATAGGCAACAAGATCGGCCGGCTCATGGTCAGTGCCCCTTCTTGGCAATCTTTCGATTCGCCATCGACTTGTCATCTTTTTGTTCGATGCCGCTGTCTTCGTCGCACGGACGCGCAATCATCGTGGTCATCAATGCCATCATGACGTCATGATTCACATCAATCACATCACCCGGAACATGCGAGAGCCACGGTTGGATAAACTTCACTTTCATTGGTGTTTTCTTTCAATAACAGCCCCCGGTAGCATTGCTGCTACCGGGAGCCGTCGCGATGGGAGAGAGAGAATTACGTAGCGCTCTTGAGGCCGCAGACCACACCACACGTGGTGGCAGTTCCAAGACCGCGAGGAATCATCTTGACGTCAATGCGTTGGATCGCACGAATGCCGATCGTGTTGGTCGACCACATCGACAGCTGGCCGCTCGAACCGTTCGGCACGGTCGCTTCTTTCGACCAATCCACCTCGATCGTCTGGCGATCGCCAAACAACATCGCGTGGTTGAATTTGCCGAACACGATCGGGATCGAGTTGGCCACCGGCGATCGCGGCATCATGTTCGTTGTCACGACCTCGTAGCCCATGAACCGCTCGGGCAGCCCATCGGCCATCTGCGGGGCTTGAGTGCCGCCCATCAGGCGCATGACAACATTGAGGACGTTGTAGTAGAATGGCTTCGAACACAGCCATTTTGGCTCGTCCGCACCGTCAACCCATTCGATCTTCGCCATCATCGTGGCCAATGCGTTAAGCCACGCATCGTAGTTGGCCGAGTTGACCGTCCACGAGGTTGCAGAGCCGGTTGGGCCATTCGCAATCGAGCCAGCCGGCAACGACGGGATCAAACCAGTGATGGCACCGTTCCACTCGTCGCTCGCGCCACTACCCAGCAGACCCGCATACGTTTCGCGAGTCGCTAAGCTGTTAGCGATTTCGTCGGCGATGGTGGCACCGGCCGCGGCGATCATGTCGTCGCTGTAGGCCTTGGTCATCAGGATGATGCCGCCCATCTCGTGTGCGTTGAGCGTGACCGTCGAGAACAGCGAGGTTGGCGTACCGGCCTGCACGCCGAACGGCGAATCGGTGAAGCCTGGATTGATCTGTCCGCTGGTAGCGAACCGGAAAAACGAGGCGTTCGAGTAGCTCGACTGCACGATCTGCACATGCTGCAGCGTTGACATCGGGATTACTCGCGCGATGCGGCGTACAGCTGACATATCGTGAATGAATCGAATGATGTCATTCGATAGCCCGATCGGCAACGTGCCATCTTGCAAGAATTGGATCGTACCGGCACCGTCCATCATGCCTGGCACTTTTTTGCCCATGATCCACCCGCGATCAAGCGCCGCGCCGATCATCAATTTTCCGAAATCATAGGCCTTTTCGTACTTTTCGGCGTCTGACCCGCTGAACGACTTGCAGCTGATGAACCGCTGCATTTTGATCGCGGGTGCCTGCACCTCTTGCTTAACGCCCGGCGCGACCGCATGGCCTTTCATGGCGGCGGCGAGTTCTTTTCGCACGACGCGAGCGACTTTCCCGACACTCTTATCTTCGCCGGCACTGTCGTCGACGGTGTCCGTCGAATCATCCACGTCATCACTCATATCATCTTGCGCAGCGGACTTGAGCTCAATCTCGTCAACGCTAATATCGTTGCCGTTTTCATCGACAACCTTATTTCCGTTGACCATGACCCATGCCTTGTACGCACGTCTAAGCTCCTCACGGGTCGTGACTTTGTTCAATTTTACGAGAGTTTTTGCTGAAATAGTTTCCACGGCAGATTGCTCCATTGATAGCCAATTAATTACAATCGGCTCGGAAGCAATTGCCTGTCGCACGTGACGCTGGCTGTTATGACGACCATTCGCTCGGTGTCGACTCGGAAGTCATTGCCTGTCACACGGACGCTGGCTGTTACTGCGACCATCCGTCTACTATGCGTAGTATAGCTGATTGTCTTTTAGTTGCAAATGTATTTTTGCAATTCTCGTCGGACAATCTCTTCGATCCGCATCCCTGCGGGTTTTCTAGCTTTTTTCGTCGGCCGCCAGGCGGGGACGATGATCGTTCGCTTGATCGGTTCGACAGGCAGTCCGAGCGAGAGAAGCCCCTCGCGGCTGTAGTAGCCCTTGCCGACGCCGGCTAGCAGGGCCTCGCGATTGCACTGCACTAGCGTGATGCTGATCTCAAGCAGCTCGCTTTTTGACGTCACCATGACGCACTCGCCGCCGTATTGCTTGCGATCCCGATCGTTGGCCGCCCGCGCCTCGCGCCGGATAAACCCGATCGAAAACCCAGGCGTGAGTCCAAGCGGAACCGCCTGTTTGATGATGTTGCGAACGGTGCGGGCCTCGATGGTTGCATCTTGCTCTGGCATTAGCCTGATGACGGCCTGCAAGCTCTTGGGCGGCCCGGGCACGCGGGTAATGGCCTGGCACACGCCGATGAGCTTGGTGTGGTCGTGCTCGAACAACACGGCCTTGTTGTAATGCGTGATATCGCATCCATCGGCCATGACGACTTCGCCGTCACGGTCGATTGTCTCGGCCGTGATCGTGCACGCGAACGTGTCGCCGTCACCGCTGATGCCTGATGCCATCTTGCATCCGACCGCCTTATTGCCATGCGTCTTAATCATTTCGAGCCTCTCGATCTTTCAGGACGGCCGTCATGCTGCACCGGCAGTTTGGATGGGCCGGTGGAAACACGATCGGCTCGTAGTCGAACGCATAAATCCCACCATCGGGTAGCGTGATCACTTCACCCTTTTTGAAAATCGCATCGTCGATGCCAAAGTTGCCCGTATTGCACCGCTCGGCAACGATCGTGCAGATCGGGCAATGCTGTGGCGCAAGAAGCCATCGCTTGCCCTGAACGACGCCAGACTCGCGCCAGCCCTGCAGCTGTCCGGCACTGGTCGCCCGCGATGACTCGGTACGTGCGATCATCTCAGCTCGATCGGTGATGCCCTGCTCGTCGAAGCCGGGAGACTGCTCGATCCGCTTGGCCATCTCGCTGATGCTGTCGCCCGACTCAAGACCGGCCGAGATGACGCGGCCTAGATCGGTGATGACCTGGTCCCCCAGATCGCCCGTCAATCTGATGACATAGTTGTCGATAAAGTCAATGACGCTCGGGTTGGTCACGTCGAACACGCTCGGGCTGATGCTGATCTCTGATAGTGCATCTACTGCGCCAGCGGCCAGTACGTTTCCGATGATGTCTTTGACCTCGCCGCGCAGCTGTGCCACGAGCTTGCGAATTGCCTCACTCAGCCCATCAGGCAGCCATGCTTTGGTCGGAATGTCAACGATCGAGTCGATCGCGGCTTGTCGGCAATCGGCCAAGAAATCGCGAAAGATGCTCTGCAGCTCTCGCTCTTGATCGGTCATCGGTGGTGGCTGACCATCTGACAGCACCGGCTCGTCTACGGCCTTCTCAGACTTTGCGATCGGCTCATCGACTTTGCAGGGTTCGGTTTTGTCCTTGTCGTCCATCTCGTCGTGCACCTGCTGATCGGTCTCGATCAAGTGATTGATCTTGCCGGTGAGCTCTCGCATGCTATCAGACATCTGCAGCATGACGCTCATGACGTCGCTGATCGTGATACTACTCGGCGTGTTGTCGGGCTCAATCGACTTGATCGGCTGCATTGCCGTACCCGAGAGCGAGTACTGTGACACGGGGTTGGCTTCGCTGCTCTGACCGATCTTGTCGAGCGGGACACCGTTGTATCGCGGGATGTCGCCACCCTCGACAGGCGGAAGCCCCACCTCGGTATTGGCCGTGTTGATCGTCATCTGACCACTGTTGGTCATCGCGATACGTAGATTCGCTGCAGCCAACTTATCTTCGCCGACGGGGTTGTCGTAGGCTAAGAATGCAACATCGCCGAGCGGTAACCCGTTCTCTAACGAGTACTGATTGAGCACCCAGCTGTTGAGTAGTTCTTCATCGATTCGCAGCATGGGTGCGATCGTGCGATCTAAGTACGATTGCTCGCCCTGTGAGAAATTCGAGTAATTCGACTCGGTCGATTTAATCATGGTGAGCGACAAACCCAACCCGAAGATCAACTTCTCGAAAAGCTCTTGCCGGCCGGCCATGTCTTTCGGGTTGAATTGGATCGGTATCCACGTGACCTTGGCACCTTTGGTCACCATCATCTTGCCAGCGTTCGATGGGCCTTTGTGCTCGCTCATGAGCTGCTCGCGAAATCGCTCCGATTCACGCTCCTGAATCGCGCCATCGAGTGCAAGAATCCCCTCCATTCGGCAGTTGTTTTCGAACAACGCAAGGTCCATCAGGTCCTGGCTTTCCGCCATCTTGATGTATGGGTAGTTTGCTTCGATCAACCCCATGCCCACGTAGTCGTCGTCGGGGTGCGGGAACCGTGCGTGGCCGATCTCTTCAACCCGGAAAAACCGCTCGCTCGTGATGAGCTTGCCATACATCCAGCCACGCAGGAGTTGCTTGGGCTCGTCATCGGTCGACGGCAGCGGCCACACACGATGCGATTTTAACGTGAACAGCTCAACCGGATTTCCTGTGATGCTATCGTGATAGCACGTCGCGAAGATGTCACCGCTAATCTGCAGCTGAATGAAGCGATCGAGCGTATCGCTGTAGCTGCCAAGCAATCGCAACACCGGGTGCGATGGGTCCGACACTTCCTCCAGATCGTCCCTCCACTCCATCGCTTTACGCGCGTTGGATGTGAGCGGAGCGTTGTTGACTTGCAAGCGATGCGTTCCGCCGAACGTCATCGATTCGTAGATGGGGTAATCGCCGCAGAGGTACTTACGTGTCGATCGCGAGACCTTGCGCGTGTGATAGCCCGGACGATTGTACTGTTTGTTGAGGTATAGCCGCAGCGGCGTGCGTGCAGCCACCGACGCATTGAGCCGAATCGCGTCGGCAACAATTCCGTAGTAGTACTGCAAGATCATGCGACGATCAAACTTTGGCCAGTACCGTTGATCCTTGCCCATGTGATCGAACGGGATGATCGTTGCGCCGAATATCTGCGCGGGATCGGTTACCCGTTTCTCCGCGACAACGGGCGATGATCGCTTGCGAGGTTTTGCAGTTTTTGCTGCCATCATTACACCCCAGGATTCAGCGTGACGGTTCGGACTGTCATCCAACCATCGACTACGACCGTTACGTCATTGCTAGCATTGACGCTAATGAGCTGATAACGATAGGCCCTTTCGCCGATCGAAAACGCCAATGTTTCCGCGGCCGTCATCGACACAACCACCGACACTGTGCCCGTAGTCGCGTCGTACTCAAACGATGCCGGGTAATCAATCTCGCCCCATCGCTCTTTGTTGTTGTAGCGATCGCGCGACATGAACCGCATCCCCATCGTCCCACCCGTCAAGTCTGGACCTGGCCAATTCGTGACCGTCCACTGCAATGCGCGCGGGCCGATGTGATCTTGACCGGAGTAGACGAGCATCGCACCATCGACTACTTGCGGTGTGCCGAAATCGATGTAGCCGGTACCAAGTAGATCGGTCTTCGCTCGAATCGCTCGCGTGGTCGTGTCAATGTCTGTCAGTTTATTTTCGATCGGAGTAAGATCAACACTCAACCCGTCACCAAGCTTACCGATGATCGTTGACGTATCCACTTTGACAGCGTTCACGTTGGAATTGATGAATTGCGTAGTCACATTCGCAATACCAATCTCACTATCGATCGACTTGTCCTGTAATAGAAGACCAGCCGTATATGGCAACGTCATCGCATCGCGAGTTTGCTGCTTCGTGAGCGGCATTGTAGCCGGATCGTTAATGTAGAACGTGTGCCATTGATAGCCTAATCTAGTGCCAACGACCGCACTAACTAACACCGAGTACACACGCGACACATTGTAGGCACTCGTCAGATTGATCGGAACGCGATACGCGCCACCACTCCCAACTGGGGACATGTAACCGACCGCGACCACTTTATTCATGTCACCATCAGCGTAGACCGTGTAGTTAACATTTCCGTCGGCCGGAACTGGAACCCCTTCCGCACTATATGTCTGCGCACAAATGTTGACCGTATCTCCAAGATTGAAATGCCCTTCTGCGATGATACTCATAGCGTCACTCCTTGTCCAAAGACTCTAAACGCTCGCGTTGTCAATGGTTTTTCTGGACCAATTAAATTTTCAATAATTTGGTTTCGATCGAACGGTACTGGATATCGCCTCAACAATACATTTCCACGCTTTGCCTCTAACTCCTGCGCCGTAATAGTTCTTTGAACGTCACCTACGCCCATTGGCGCGTTTCCATAAAATGGCTGATCGACGATGTTGTTGCTCGTGATTCCTGTCGTCTGACTTCGAATTGAAAATGGAGTCTGCGTTCCAGTGGCGCCCATGCACGACAATAAGCAATCTTGAATGTAGCTGCCAGAAGTTACGGTGTTTGGAGCGTAGATTCCAAATCGTACATTGCTGCAAATCACGTTTGATACTTTGATATCATGGGCGAATGATCCAACATCAGACACGATAGCGTAACCAGTCCCAGCCCCCACAACATCGAGATAATCAATCTCTAGATTGGCAACATCGTTCTCGAGCATGATCGCAGAAAATGATTCGTTATTCTGCATCCCCTGGATTCGCGTGTGTTTAATTTCGGTTGCGGATGTTAGGATCACAGTACTGGCTGAAGTACTCCCATTCACATCGATGAAGCAACCATTGATAATCCCAACGTTGCTAATTCCCTTATTAAAAACACCTGCGTTGTAGACAGACATTGTTGAAAACGCAGACGGGGCCGGCGCTGAAAACACGTAGCTGCTATATTGCTGCCACGTTGTCCCGAAGTAATTTCCTCCATCCACGATGACCTTACTAGATGGACTCGTATTTTCAATCGTCGAAATTCCAGTCAATCCAGTGCTAATTTTCCCGACGCCTGGCATGCTAGCGGTGCAATCCAACAGATACGCGGTGGATGTTCCAGAGCCTGGGCCATCGGTGAAAAGTTGATTATTGAAACATGCTCGCGACGCCATCGAAAAATCGCACTTCAGGAAAACGCACACAACCGATGGAAGCGTCTGATTACTGATGACGGAAACATTGTTCGCGCTGACCCCTATCAGTGGATTCTGATTGCGAACGACTACGTCCTCCACGTAGCACGACGTGTTGCGCATGCGAAACATTCCGCTTGCAATAAATCCAACACCATCAAGCTCCATTGCTGGCAAAAACGAAAGATCAAACGTGAGCCCGTTGACTCTCGTCACCACTTGCGTGCCACCGGTCCCTTTGCAATACAGCTTGCAGTTGAGTGTTATTTTTTCGCTTCCGGGTCCATCTATCCAGACGCCAGGATTCAAATATAACGTTCCAATATTGGGCGGCATCGTGTGGTATCCTCGAAACGAATCCGCAAATACAACACGATCGCCAGCGACTGCAGTACCTACAACAGGCGCTGAGCCTACCACTGAATATCCGACGACACTTACAAGATCGTCCACATTATTGACTATTATGGCTGCCATTTATTCGCCCTCCACTTTTGCGACGGCCTGCCGCAAAAAGATCAACCCAAGCCCGCTGGCGATATGACTCACCGCCTGAGCGGCGCCATCGCCCACGATGAACTCACCGATTCCAGTAATCACCAACACGAGCCCGGCCCAGAATGTTTTTTGTTTTAGCATGTCCATTACAGCCGCTCCTTAATCCAATTCAAGATGCTTTTATCTTTTTGTTCGCTCTCGCTCGGCTGCGTGGCCGGCAGAGCGGCCGAGCTAGATGGGGCATTCTCCATCCAGTCCGGCCACTTGCTCGGTCCTACTTGAATCGCACCCTCAACGCAGCAGCACAGCAAAACAATGAAAAACATCAAGTTAATCAACACTTTTCGCATTACTTCGCACCGGTGATAATGTCCACAATACTGCCGCCCGTTGCTTTGTTGCGGTCGGACGTATCCGTCAAGATCGCATCCGACTTCGCCTCTTGCGTCGTCGTCACTGGGTGTGATGGGCCAGACTGTGCAGCCATCATTTGGCCAGCGATGCCCACATATCGCCCCGTCGCACTCCACGACTGTGAAACAGTAATCTCAATTCCAGGATTAATTCCTTGCGCCGACAGCTGAGTATGAGCTATCGCCCCATCGCCCATCGACTTGGTTACTTGCACCGCCAAACCATTGATGATATCCATCTGCTTGGCGTGCGAATCGAACATCGAACAACCCATCAGCAAGCATCCCGACAAAACCAGGACCAACAATACGACTACAGTTTTCACAAAATTTGATACCATCTTGAATCTCCAATTCTGATTTTTGACTTGGCACATGCGCCAACGATTTTTTGATCTCATTCACCGCGTCGTAAATCTTGTCGATCTTCTCGCGGTTCTCGCTCGTCTTCTGACTAAGCACTCGTATGTCACTGATGATCTGCGTCCGCTCTTGTGATAACCACCACGTGCCGTAAATCAACGACAATACCAACGCCAGCGGCATCATCGTATGTTGCGTGATTTTGCTTGGAGTTTTTTCTCCCATCTCACCACCTCCCGCCAGCGGCAAGACTCATCGACCGCCAATTCATTCGAGACGGCCGACCCATCGGCATCTCTTCAAACTCGAACCTTCCACCCTCGTCCACATCTCGCTTGTGTGCGATTGCCATCGCCAATGCCATCACGCAATCATCGTGCCGCTTGATCGGTGCCGACCACTTCGTATTCCCCGTGATCGGGTTAAACTCGTACTCGAACTGCATCAACTCGTCGATGATGATCTTGTGTTCTTGAGCGTGCAGCTTCACTAGGCGAGTCGAGATCGCACTCGACAACATCCGCATCAATTCTTGCTTTTGCTTGGCCGCAAACTTCTGACCGGTGATGTTCGGCATGTCCTGCTGCATGTCTTGCACAATCGCAAGACCCACGCCACTTTGATCGATCAAGCATGGATTGTCGCCGACGATATCTTTAATTTTTTGTTTTGTGGTCACGGTGTCCGATTGCCAGCGATCAAAAAACGCAACGCCACCAATCGCATCCACACCTACCAACACCGTCCAGTCAGAGCCTTTCCCGACCGTTCCAGCCACGTCACATCCATACGCAATAGGCACTGTTCGTATGGGCTCACGAGTAATACACGCTTCGATCTGAGCAATTCCAAACGGGTTCGATTCGGTGTTCTCGCACGCTTCCGCCTCAAACAATTCACGCACGCGAGCATCGTCTCCGTACTGCTCTAACGCTCGCTCGTAGGCATCCTTCGGCATAACGCCAGCATCAACAGCGTCAGTCCAATGCAGCTTACGGTAGATAGCACCGTGCAATTTTCCATGCTCAGCCAAACGACAAAGACGATAAAACCAATTATCACGCCCATGCACATTCCCGATGCAGCGTATCGGCGCCAGATACGTCGTCGTATTCGAGTGAGCCGCATGATACGAGTCCTCCTTGATTCGGCTCGCCTCATCAATCACCAACGAGCCAACACCGCGACCATACAACGAGTCGGGGTCTTCATCCGTCAAAAACATCCAGCGGCAGCCATGGGCGAAATGTAACGTCATGCTCGATTCTTTTGCTTCCGCCAACTCATGCGGCAACATCTGCTTCGCGCGAATGTACATCTCACGCGCCAACTCTCGCGTTGGCGATAACCACAAATGCAAACGACGTGCGCGATCCTTCAATATCTGAGTGATCTGCCAGACCAAGCAACCATCCGACTTGCCTGACTTCGTGCTCGCTTCGATCAAGACTAAGAGAGCCGGATTGAAGATCGCCTCATACTGCTTCGGGTAAAGCCGCATAAGAGATACGTTGATCTCAAATGATAAGGCATTCTCTTCAATCATCCAGCACTCGCATACGGCCGAGAATCCACATACTGCAACCGAACCGCAACCATGGTAGGAAGTCCACACTTCGAGCACGTCACGACCGGCTCGTTATCCGGCAACAACTTGACGCTCGTCGAATTCCTCAACAGCAACATCTTCTTCCGAGAGGCTAGGTCCAGAGGCAGGTGGCACCGATTGCATATCACCATGTCCGCCTTCAGCAGGTCCGCAGTCTCGCGGCGAATCCTTGCGATCTTCTCTCTGTGCATCTTGCTCACGCAAGTAGTCCTCATACCACCAACTGATCGATCGCTGATCCGACAACAGCAGGCTGTGCAATAGGTCGATCGACCGAGGACACCCACCCCGCATCCCCCGAATCGCGTCCTGCACAATCTCCCAACGCTCCGCCCACGTCAGTATCCATACTCCCTTGGGTATGTCCGGACACATATCCCTCTTCATGTTTGCCTCCATCACGTGCGCGATATCTAGATACCCGAGTCTCTAACTCGGCAATCCTTAGGTTCGCATCCTTGAGCTTGCCGTTCAACTCATCCACTAGCCCAGCCCAAGCGTCCACCTCAGCGGGGTCCTTCAGTATCTCCTGCAGAAATTTGCGATCATCGCGATTCCCTCCACGTGCCCCCTCAACAGCCAAGTTGACAATGTGGGCCCAATCGATCTCGGTCACGAGGTTCTTCGCCAGCCTGCGAAGGGTGGCAGCCTTGTTGTTTGGCTGCATACGCACCCCCTTAAGACCAGCTCTCTTGTCCAGTAAAAACTCATTGAGAGGGGTAGGCATGCTACTAATTGTATTACAATGTCATACGAGATGCAAGATGTTGTATATGATGATTTTGCGTCACACTAGACCTGGGGAGTGGGAGGGGGGGGCATACCCCAATTTTCAGACTCTCAACCTTTTTTTTCGGGTAGCGGGGGCTATCTAGGCAATCTAGGTGATCTGTACCAGCAATCATCGGTTATCGTTGCTGATGGTCTCGTGTTAGTAACGCGAGTTAATTCGCTCGCAATTAATCCTGCTGAGCGGTGCGCTCCGAATAGACATGCTCGTGCACAACCTAATTGAGACTGAGTCTCAACTGAAATTAAAGTGTGACTGTACACGAGTACGACCTTCCGCCCTAGCTATTTCACCTAGGTCCCCCACGTAGGCCACCAAAAGTTGACATACATCAACACCTGATACAGCACTAACATTGTGCCAAATAGAAGTTACCCACCACCGCCAATCTTGCTATCGCCCATGGCGTGCTCTCTACACTTTCGCTGCCATCGTTGAATCTCTGACTCTGTGCATGGATGCTCAGCGGGATGTAGTAGATATCGATGATAGGATGCCCACGCCCTACCTGCTGCATCTCGTAGCTGTGTTGGGTCGTAGTATCCGCGGCCATCTGGGTACGGTTTGCACTCGCGCGCAAAGCGATCGAACTCTTGATCTATTGATCTATTATCCACCTTTTTGACCCTGTTATTTCGTCGACGCTCGAGACGCCCGTGACGCATACTCCTAAAACGCTCATATCTTGCGTCTATTGCGTCGCTTGCTCGCTACCCGTCTCGATAGCCTCTCGGCCAATAACTTTTCAACCTCGATCGAATCTGAGGCATCCCTCATCGCGTTAGTCGGCGACCAGGTTCGAGCTGCACAATGATCGCCGTGTTGATCGTCGATCTCTCGGAGTGTCTCGTTCGCCTCTCTCTGGAGCAGGTGCTCGTGCGTCTCGCAGGCGTGGCGCTCGCTGAAATGCGTACCGGCCACCTTATCGCACCAGCTGCAGATGCTCACGAGCTGCTCTCCCTTGACGGTCATCTCGGCTGACGGCTTACGTCCTTCGGTCGTCTCTCCTGTTCCGTTCCACCACTCGCGAGTCATCTCGTCTCTGACTCGTATGTAAGTTCCTCGTCCTCTTCCGTGGATCTCCACAAAATGCCTCTTAATCGTTCCGATCGTCTCATCATCTTTCCGGCTTGTTGCCGGCCGGAAGATGTGCTTGTTTGTTGTCGTCAAGCGTGAGAGGCCCGCCCCAAAGCGGGGCCTCTCGCGCGCCTGGTATTATCTCTGTAGGAGATAATACTGTTAGTTTACCTCTATAGAGGTACATTTTTGACTCTATAGAGGTACATTTGATTCGCTGTTTGTTGGTACTACAATCTGGTATTTGGTAGCCCTGTGGGACTTACTGTGACCCTTGGCAATGACGATCAGGTATCCATATCTCTCAAGCTTATCTAGGGTCTTCTGGACCATAGATATTGCACACTTTCGAGCGTCAGCTATTTGCCTATGTCCGTGGCTAACTATTCCGTCGGAATTAGCAATCGACCACAAGTAGCACCACGTAGCCTGAGAGGCCGAGTTTAGCTTTGCTGGGCTCAACCAGAAACTCTTTAGCAGATCAAATCTCGCCTTCACGATCTCTTTTCTCGTCTTCTTTTCGCCGCCAGAATGCGTCTTACTCGTCTCGCGAGTTTCTCTCGGTGGCTGCTTTGGTTGGTCTCCCGGGCAGGTCTCACCGCGTTTGCGATACTCGGTCCTGACCTCTCTCCATCGTTCCCTGATGGTCGATAGCCTCATGGACTTGGTCGCCTCTCGATCGGTGTCGCGATATTGCTCCCAGGGCTCGATTAGCTCGTCTAGTCTGATTGCCTTAAGGGCTCCCTCTGACAGGTCTGCAACGCCATCATACAGCTGGTACCATCGCATGGTACGCAGCTGAGCCATGACCTCCGGGTTGTCTGTCTGCGGTCTCCACATTTTCAATTCTCCATGTCGCTGTAGATTTTATCTCTTTTTTTTCAATCGGCTCTCTCTCGACCCTCATCAGCCGCCTCTTGCACCGGTCCCCACGCAAAGTACGCATGTCCTCCCCAGAATTCTGCCACCTGTTGCTTGTCGTTGCTGCCGAATCGGCTCTTGCTGATCTCGGCGGTGATAATGGGGTTTTTCCGATCACTATCGGGGGCTGGCTTGGCCCTATGCAGCCCAATGAACATGGCCGCAAGGCTCGCAAACCGTGCGGAGCCGCGGCTTGATGCCATGTTGATGCGGTCGCTGCTGAGGGCGGCCTTGTTGGTCTCGTTGATGATGATGGCCGCCGAGTCGGACTGCCGGATCGCCATTGCGATCGACCCCAAGGCCGCGTCAAACTGCGATATCTCCCCGTCGCCCATATTGTCGCTAGTGACGAGGCCGAGATGGTCAATTAAGACGATATCGGGCGTGTCTGTGCGAATTGAGAGGGCTATATCAGCCGCCGAGCAGGTCAAATCGTCGATCTGTAGCCGATCGCCGATCTGGTCTCTAAGCTCGACGATCTTGCGAGTGACGTTGATTGCCTCATGCTCTCCGAGTCCGCCCATGAGTAGATGCTTGACCGACACCAGGTCTTGCAAGCCTCCGTTGCTGGTTGGCCAGCACGTCCGGCCCGCTGCGACTCGTGCGAGCCGCACCATGGGAGATGTTTCGATCGCGAATATCTTGGCCTTAAGCGATGGGTCGCGAATCAATGCCTCAACGACCACGTGATCTGCCTGTGTCGTTTTTCCGGCACCCGGAACGCCCACCATACCGATGTACTCGCCTCGAATCAGCCCGCCGACGGTATCGTCAATGAGTCCCCATCCGCACTTGACCGTGTTGATGATCGGTCGATTGTGCTCGACGTGGTCAAGTAGATCTCCAAATATACCCGTCGCGTTGCGACCAGAATTCGCCGCCAGTGTCCCCACGGCGCCCACATGTGGTATCTCCTTGATATCCGTAACCAGCTTGCTGCCAATCGCAGACCTGCCGTACTTGGACGCGTTGTCGACCTTCGCGCGTAGCTCTGCATCAGTCCACGGGGGGCTGCAGCGCTGATTATATTCGGCAAGCAGCGTGTAGGCCGCATCATGTGGTAGCGCGAACTCTCGGACGAGCTTGCACGCCACGCGATAGGTCTGATCGTCACCACGCTCGCCTTGCGTTGCTGCGGGAATACTGGCGACGTAGGCACGAGCACGTGCGAGTATCGGTTCATTTCGAGGCTCTGGCAAAGATTTTTGCGCGTCATCCGGGAGTACGTCAAAGATGTCCGCGAGCGAGTAAATTTCCCCGCCCCGATCCAAAATACGGCACGACGACCTCGGTGGCTTATAATTGACAGTGCCCGCCACCCGCATGATTCGGGCCGCGTCTTTGACCGACGGGTCGCTACCGACAGCTTGGGCGATCTGCGATTGAATGTCCGAGTACAGTCTAATATTTTCAATTTCACCGTCGAGGAGCCAATAAGCATGTACCCCGTGACCCGAGTCAACGATGATTGATGGTTCAGGCAGACGCGACGAAGCAATGCGAGTTCTAGCCTCACCGATTCCGGCGTTGTCAATATCGACGAACACTTTGCGGATGTTGCAGACGTCGACATTCCGGCCGAATCCGTGTTTTTTTCGTGGGTGGATTCCGCAATAGATATCATCGGTTTCGTTCCTTTTCTTGATCTTGTCTACGTGCTTATGGATATCTCGAGCATGTATCCAGCCTCGTTTTTTGCTCGGCAGCGCTCGCAGCTCGATGATGTCATCCGGCTTGAAGAGCGCATTGACCCAATCAATAATGTCGCACGCCATTGATTGGGTCCTATCCGCGTGATGCTCTTGACTCCAACAGCTCCTTGACCTGACTCAACACCCACTGCATATCTTTGAGGTGCTCGCCCGTGTATCGAAGCACGGCCCAGCCAAGCAGTGCGGCCTGATTGTATTTGTCGCAATCAGACATGAAGTGCCTACCGCGATTGTGTGCGCCGTTGACAAAAATTCCGCCCTCGATCTCAACCGCCACCTTCTCGTGCGGCCACGCGAAATCAAACCGCCACTTACGCGGCAATGCGAACACATACTCACGCACGGGCTGCACTCTCAGCTCACGCGAGTAGATTTCAAACTTTAGCTCTAGGTTCGACGTCTTTGACATTACCTTCACCGTTGCATTGGGAACACACAATTGAGCACGTATGGTATTTGCATTCTCCATACCCAAGTATCTTTGGACACCTTTTTGGATTAAAGTCAAAACCTGCCAGCATGCAAACGATGCCACTGCCTCTACATGTCTTGCACTTGCTCACTTTTTCATATCCTTCAATCATGGAGATTCTTTCGTCAACGGAACGCATTCGCACTTCGGACACTTAACAAAACTTTTGCAGCTTTTGCATTTTTCTGGCGGGTTGCTCGACAACATTGCGCATGGGGCACTGAATGAGCTACAAAGCGCAAATGCTGCCGGATTAAAACATCCCCACCCATGGTCGTTGCATGTCATGCACTTTGGTGGTTTATACTCCACTTCTTTTTTCGGCTTACGTTTGCTCATTTGCTGCACCTCTTCGTCGCATCGTGGGCACTTAATATACCCAGGACATGATTCATAGCCACAATCTTTTTTCTTCCGTCGGCACAGTCTGAAGTTAACTCCGAACCAGGCGCATACCCACCCTCGGTCATTGCAGGTTGGGCAATTTGCTTTCGTTGTCATGCAAAAATCCTGTTCCATTGCATTCATTGCAATTTTTTGACGACTCGCACCATTTGCACATATCAGAATTAATGATCCTTAAATGTTTTAAACACGCCGCCTCACATATTGATCCTTTACCTTTGCAGACGGTACATTCTTTTTTATTCATGATTTTCCTTTGCTTTGTTGCACCTAGGACACTTGATGTATCTACAGCACGAGGCACAATTGCTATCGGCGCTTCCAAGTTTTTCGACTTCAGCAGCCTCTCTTTTACAGCATTCACTCACTCTTCTTCCGTGAAATGAGCATACGAAACCTCGTCCATAGCACATTTGGCAGCTATCCTGGCTCATTGTAACTCCTCATGATCTTGAAGACGCGGTTAAGCCCCTTGATTAACGATGCACGTCGCTTGTAGCCTTCAGAGCCGTCTGCGACGATACGACCATTGGACGCACGCATTCGCCATCGCCACTCACGTTTTTTGTCCCGATAGATTTCAATCTTGCCTGGGTTCATTTTGGTTGCCCCTATTCTATTGATATTCGATAAGAAGCTTTTTAATTTCAGACGAAATAATGCGCAGCCGATCAACATTGATTCCATCTGCTTCGTATACGTCTCGCCTATTGCTGTTGACGATATGATTCACAAGACCGAGCAGTTCTTCCAACAAATCGGCATCATGAAAATCTTCGATGCAATCATAGATTGATTCCTCAATATCTCTGATTGCGCTAGTAGCTATCCCAACTTTCATGCTCAATTGTTGCCTATTTACCATTGTCCGTGACCCTCTTTTCTTTGATTTGCAATTGTTGGACTGTGTCCTCTAATTCTCAATTCCTGTTCCATTGCAATGCTTACATGTGTATGCCTTGTTAACTATTTTCTCTAGTTTCCTCAGACGAGCATTATCGTGTATCATCGTTATTGATTGTAAAAGCACTGCAACTTGCGTCGCTAATAAGCCAATAAATTGCATATCACTCATGCTTCACCTCCACTTCTCCAGTCCCATTGCAAAATGGACATATCAAATGATTCGTACACTCTACGCAGTCTTTACCGTCGAATTCGTCGTGCCAATACCTGCAATCTGGTTTGGGCTCGTATCTCTTGCATACATACTTGAACCCGTCGCAACAGTTGCAGATTTTAGTGGTTGTCATTTCGCAAGCTCCGGATGCGCATCATCTACAAATTGATATTCTTGGTCGACAATGTCTGTGTAATCTGCACCTAGCGTCTTCGCTTCGCATAGCGGAAGATACTCGCATGGTCGCGACCACGAGTGGCACGCGTACTCATTCCGTAGCCAATTTCGATAGTTTCTGCAATGAGAGACTCGACCCGCAATCCTCCACAGCCATAGCATTGCATCGTTTAGCCTTGCTTCGGATATCATGATGTGGTGCTCGATCATCTTTGACGCATCACTCAGTATCCATTCGTAGCACGCGCTCATGTAAGAGCTGTAATCTCCCGCATATCTTTTTGTCGGCTCGCCGTTTCGAACAAACTGTAGCGATGGCACTTCGATGATTCGATAAACGATCTCGTTGACGGTAACGTTCACGCTTCGTCGCAGAATGATCGCATACAGATCGGCCTGGTAGCTGATCGTCTTCTCGCGTATCGTTCGCCGTGCATCGCTTGACGTCTTCCAATCGTAGAGCGTCCCACCAACGAGCCAGTCAATCTTCCCAGCGAACAAGAAGTTTCGCCTCTTGTTTCCGGAGTACGGGTTGAAAATGCTTCCGCTTATCACCATCTCCGCGTGCAGCTCTGATTCTAGTACAACGTTTTCCGGCTGCGGCTTGATCGGCCATCGCTCGGATGCAGCCGCCACGATCGCTCTCGCCTTGCATGCTCTCTCCATCTGCTGAAGGTGTTGAGACGCTCCAATGGTTGGCCTGTTGGAGTACTCGTCGATCGCAAGCATCGCCTCATTGAGGTTCGCATTCTTCGAGTACGCTTCGAGCCCTGCATGTACGGCGCTTCCGATCCACAGCGACTCCGAATCGAACGTTTTCGTCCGCAGCTTTTGCTCGTATCGCCAGTAGTACTTCATCTCGCAGTGACATAGTGTTGACGCTGACGAGTAGGTAACTGTATCCATCGCAACACCTCCTCGTTAGAACGGCAGATCATCCGCCGGCGGCTCGCCCGTATCCGTGCTGGCAAGTACGTCGGATGAAGGCTGGCTGCTCGATGTGCGTCCATCATCGACACGCTGCACGTTTCCGCCCGCAGTTTGCCAGCCGACAATATTGCAGTATTTCCCTTGTTTTTCGACGATCGCCATAAATTTACGGCCTCGAAATAACTGCAGCCCTGCTCCTGTTTTCTCGTCGATATTCTTTCGCTGTGCATCGGTCAGGCCGCAGTCAACCGAAAAGTTTGCGAGCAACCATAAGATTTTCGGCTGCAGGCAAAACGCGATCTTGCCCTTGGCCCCCGTCGAGCCGACCACTTCAAACTCAACGCCCTTGCTACCACTGTTGTAGTCGAACACACGATGGCTGCTAATCTGCACCTCGTGCGTTCCCTCTCGCAGGTAATTTCCACCACCGTCCGGATTGTAATAATCATTCAAGCTCATTACTTCCTCGCTTTCATTAATCTATAACTTTGTAGTTAATTGGTCTTTTTTTTCTAACAAATCAACAAAACCCTTAAGCATTCGTCGCAAAAAATTACAACTTTCAAGTGACCGTCAATGATCCGAAAGATCGATCCATCATGCTTTACGCCCGAAACATGCAAGCACTCACGACACCGAAGCCGAACAACACCCTCTCCGTTTGTTACAATATCCGCGAACCAATAATCAGCTGGAAACTTTTGCATTTTGTTTCTTGCCGAAAATCTTTGCCATCAGCTTTGACCAGTCCGGCTCTTCGAACGGTTCGAGATTGCAGCCAGTCCCGTCTTTGGCGATGATCTGACCGTCGTTGAACGTTCTCCACACGCGTCTGTTGATGGCTGCTCCGTCCTCCCCTGAAACCTCGATTGACTCCATCCTCATAACGAGGTCAAAGTAAGCGGGCACCGTGAACGCTAACTGACCATGCAGGGCTGGCGTCACCCATCCAAAGTCGCCTTTTTTCTTGTTGTCGGAAATCTGCGATAGACCCGTGAAGATCACGTGCATCTGCATATGGCATATGGCAGATATCATTGACTTCATTCGGTTTTGGTAAAGGCCCCAATCTTCCATCGCCATCAAGTCGTCATAGATTCCGAGCGGTTTCTCTTTTCCTGCGTCTGCGCGTGATTGCATCAATACCTTACGGTCTTTGCCAACGATCTGTGCCTTGCACATCTCGCTCAGCTCGGTAAGCGAATCAATCGCAACCACCTTGATCTCATCGAGAGCGCCATTTCCTTTTAATTCTTTTGCAAAATCGCTAGGCTTTTGCAGCTTTTTACAGAGCTCTCGCACATCATCCCACGACTCGATCACGACGACCGCGAAGTCGTGCTGTTGAAGCGTGAGCAGTCCACGCTCGGCCGAGACAATCAACGTCTTGGCTGCTGGCAATGTGCCGAGCGATGTTGTTTTACCGACACCGCTATCGCCGTAGACGTGTGCGCGAAGCAATGACATCGACTTATCTTTCGTGCTAGTGATTTTCATTTGCGACCCTTTCGATCCATGCGATTAGTTTTTCTAGCTGCTCGCCCGTTAGCTCTAGCTGTTTTTTCGATCGGACCGCGAACGGATACTTCACGTCGCGGATTTCCACTCGATACGCTGTTTTGTTTTGATTTACTGGTGTTTTCATCTTTTTTCCGCATGTCGTGAAGTGCCATTTTCGCATCGGCCGTTGCCTCGATCGCCTTGATGACTGTCGCCAATCGCTCAGCCGACAAACATGCCGACGCAGTGAGTAGGCCGAATGGGCTTCCTGGGTCACCTAGACCTATATAGATAGTGCACAACTTACAATCTTCGCTTTTCTTCTTTTTTTGTTTCATTGTTTTGCCTCCATCTGCTGATACGAATCCAGGATTACGACCCTGGTATTAAGCGTGACAGAATCAACGATCGTCACGCGAATACGCCCATGAAAAAAGTCAACGTTCACGATCATCTGATTGAGCATCTCGCGGCGAATCTTTGGACGCAGCGCGGATAGCATGTCGATGATCCTGCCGGCTGCTTCCTGCATTTTTGATGCTGACGAATAGACACTTCCGCTACTTGCAGCCACGAGCATGCAAGTAAATCCACACAAAACGCACGTAAACAACTGCAAAAACGTCATCGAGTCCATTTGTCACCATCGCTTGGCTTGATATTTTTCGTCTCATCCCACCCGCACCACGCGCAAACACCCAGTGCGACGTTCATCGCGTAGTTTTCGCGTTCGCATTGCGGGCATCGAACGAGGTATAACTGGCCATCTTTCCCGCGATAATTGGGGCGTTCTGCCTTGTATTTCTTTCGCCACACGAAATCAAAACTCCTCGGATTTTGTGATTTCAAAATCAGGCAACGTCTCTCGGAACCGCTTGCGATGCTCCTCGCTCGCATGTTCAAGATTTTCAGCCATCAGCTCTTGGGCTAGAGATTTCGCATCGGCTGCATCGTAGATAATGACATCACCATCCGGTGCAATTCGCGGATCGCCAATCTCGACCGTTCGATGCAGGTAGTATTCGATGTCGTCGTAGCCGAGTGTGAATTTGACTGTCACCTCGACACCGCTACCCACCCACTGTTCGTCAATCTGCTGCTGCGTCGCCATTCGTCCTCCAATAATGACGATCTCCGCACGATGGGTAGTGGCGATCGTCTACCACCGAGGACCAGCAAGCGATGCGTAGCGACTTGCTGCGCGGAACACTCTGTGCGGTCTATGTCCCCCATCTCCGCGTGTTTATGAAATTCGTTGACGTTCTAGACTTCGATCGACTCGATGCACTCAAGCGGGATCGAGATTTCCTTGCAGTATATCCTTCCGCCCGTAGTGTAGATTTCCGCATTCCTCACGTTCGCAAAACCCAAACCTATGCGCAATTCGTCACACACGATCGCACCAACGGCTGTGTTGACCGCGATACTGATGCCTTCCCTTCCACCCTGATCTACTTCGATCTCTTTGCGATTACTATTTTTTATTTCGCAAACGCTCGAACGCGATTTCTCCAGGTCAATCTGAGCTTGAGCCGCATCAATCGTCGGCCACGCCTGCGTGAAGCTCCCTTGCCCGGTAACGACGGGCGGGATTTTGCTGCACGAATCGCTGACACTCCCTCTGCATTCGTCGAGTCTCCTGCACGTCTTGCACACGTCTGGTATCTCTGATTTGACTTGATCGCTCATCGCCTAACCTCCTTGCCATTAATTTGCCTCATCGCCTCATCGTGATCGGGCAGTGCTTGCAGCTCGGCGATTTTTTTATTTCGCTCGGCATCGGTCGCCGCTTGAACGCACGCTACAAACTCGTCGATCCAATCTTTTCGCGTGTAGAGCCGGCCGCCGAAGGTCCGCGTCTGCAACCGGATGCGTCTCGTGTGGCCGACCATCACGCCCGTCTGCGCCCATCGCCACATCGACCCCTTGGCGATCTTGACCGGCCAGAGCTTGACAGCCTCGTACAGAGGCAGGTATCCCTCGACCGGCGGTGCGTATCGCTTGTCGCGACCCTCTCCACCCGTTTCGCTCGTCTGTTTTTTTGTGGTAGTCATGGGGGTAGTGTGGTGGTGTGAGACAACATTTAGACAAAAAAGATTTTTACGCATCTCACTAAGTACTTAATTACCAGCTGGTTGCGCGAGAAAAAGAACTATTTGTCTCAGGATTTATGAGACAAATCGGCATTGATGGCTAACGTAAAACTTGGTAACTTCATCTTAGAGGTGTCGCGATGGGCCCTTATGACCTTATCTTTATCGCTCTCATTCTGTTGGTGATATTCGGCTTGGGCGGAATGCCTGGCCGAATCGCTAAAAGTAGATGCCACCCAGATACCAAAACGGTACAGTCATTAGGATATGTTGGTATTCTAATTCCAATACTGTGGCCAGTGGCACTAGTATGGGCATTGGTTGCCAAGCCTGCGCCAATGCAACGAGTCTGCCCATTCTGTGACTGCGGAATATCTGAACGCGCAAGCGTTTGCCCGCACTGCCAGAAGACGATGCCTGAGTGTTCCGCTGAACCTGCGAAAGATGTGGTTGCAGGGATTCCGACATGGAAGGTTGCAGGAATATATAAGGATGGGAAGAAGCGTTTGGCAACGTTGAAAGCATCAAGCAAGACAGTGGCCTACGAAAAAGCAAGCAAGCAAGCACTTCATTAGCATCGAAAGCATAGATTCATCTGGCTAAGAATAGCGAGGGCGAAAATGACAGACGATCAGATTAGGTTTTCGTGCCGACATTGTGGCGCAAAGATAAAAGTCAGCAGGGAGCTGTCTGGCAGGACAGGGAAATGTCCAAAATGTGGCGAAGCAATGACTGTGCCTGAGCAGGGTCTAGTGATTGAGCTTCAGTTAGATCAAGAGCCTCCGAAATTTCTTGTTGAAAAAACAAGTAAAAGGTGGAAGAAGCTATCGCTCTATGGGGTTGTAATAATATTCTCTGGATTGATATTTGCGATAGCATTCAACTTTGACGAGATGGGTCGCGTTTCGTCACAATGGAGAATGACGATCGGGCTTTTTGTGTTTGCTTCTGGAATGCTGACAGTTTTTTATTCCTCTATCATGTCTTGGTGGCATCACGGATAGTCGAGGTCATTATCATCTTCTCTCGAGTTCCGTCGAACACTCTCGCGATATAGCCACGCCTCAAATAATGCTGGATCTATGCGGCGCGACCGACCTACCCCCAGGCATCTAATGTTCCCGAGGTTGCATGCCCTCGATATGGTCCACTTTGGATGAGATATCGCCCTCTTGATGGGATTATCTCTAGATGCCAGGTTAAAGTAGGCGACATATTTCTCGGCCGCCTGCGTCACTGTCAGCCAGTTGCTCGGCACCAGCTTGATTCCGGGGATGTCGACGGCGATGCCAACGGTGATGTGGTTGGCCTCTTGCTGCTTGGCTACCCACCCTGGGTCGGCCATCAGCGTCCCGACCCCTGGGATTTTGATAGGGATTTTCCCCTCTTGACTTTTTTGTTCGCGCGCTGCTACACTGCACATCGTCGGGTGTCCTACTCATTGGTTCCCCGCGACATTCACGGTGCTCCGCGGCGTTGCCACGCCGCGGAGCACTAACTATTTTGTGGCAGCTCGATCACCGAGCTGTCGTGTCTCCCCCCTGGATATCGTCCTATAATCGTCTGATTAGGCTAAAATAAAGTCATGTCATTCCTCGCTTGTACGGCTTTCGTTAGCAATTTACAATACCACAAAATATAGGGGCTACCCCTAATGGCTCACCCTATCTGTCTAGCGACCTTGATGCCCAGCTGCCGATTGATCTTGGCGTATATCTGCGTGGCGTCCATGGTCTTGTGCCCGAGCGCTGCCTGAGCCTCGGGAAGATCGTAAAGACGTCGTACCTCTGTCGCGAAGTAGTGCCTCAGCTGATGTGGCCGCCATCGTGGAACGAGCCGCTCGCTATTCCTGTCTGCATCAATGGCCCTCTTGGCTGCTGCGTCAGCCTTATCGCACGCCTTGACTATCGCCTGATAGTAGCTGTGGCTGGTGTAGTGGTCGCCGGGCTGCTTGAGTGGCGACTCGGCACGGTTGGTGCCCATCTCGTTGCCCTGGCCGGCCGGGGTCTTGCGCAGATCGTGTCGTCGCGCGAGCAGCTCGGCCGTTGCGTCGGCCGGGCTGAAGATGTAGGCGTGCAGGTTTGGCTGCAGAAACCCGCTCAGGATATCCTTGCCCCGCTCACCGATATATATCTCCCGGCGCTGGCCCCGGTGCGATGTCTTATGCTGAGGAGGCGAATAGACCCACACGTCGCCGGTCATGTCGATGTCGATCGCTCGCATTATGACCAGCTCGCCCGATCGCATGCCGGTGGCCAGCTGTAGATCAACCATGGCCGCAATATGACGTGACAAGTAGGGCCTGATGGCCTCGACGTGCTCAAGCTTGACCGGCGGGACCGCGACACTCTCGCGAGCTCCGCCCTCACCCGGACGAAGCGACTCGACCCGCTCCAGGGCCGACGTGACCCCCACCGGGATGTGCTGCTCTGATTCGGCCCATCCGAACATGCGAACGATGGCCGCCGTGTAGCGGTTGGCGGTGAGCCGGCAGCAAGATTTTCGCAAAGCGGCCACCGGGGCTGAGCCATCGATCAAGGCCTGCCGCACCATACGTAGCTTGGCCGGGGTGAAGTCGACTGCAGGCTCATGCCCGCACAGCGCAACCAGTGACTGGGCGATCGACCGAAACATCTTGACGTGCGTGTGGTGGTAGTTTCGACCACTGACGTAGTCGATGAATCCGGCCGCGATCTGTGCGACCGTGTAGCCGCGGCCCATGATGGGGCGCACCAGCTCCGATGGGATTCTTCGGTCTCCCGCCTCCCACGCTGCGATTAACTTGGCATACTTGGTCCGGCTCTCGATCGAGCCGTAGGGGCCTAGGAAGTAGTCCCGCTTTCGCTTCGTGACCGAGTCACGTAGGGTTAGGTAGGCAACATTTTTGCCGCGGATGATGCGGCACCGGTACTTCGGGGGTGCATTGCGTCCTGACATTTTCGCCTCTCCATCGCGCGGTCTGCGTACCGCGCTCATGCCATTGATTTTGACGCATCTTTGCACCACGACCTTCTTATAAGTTGTTGATTTACAATCACTTACACCCAC